TGTGGTTGTATTGGGATTAATGGGAAAGGTTGCGAGCGTTGCGCTCGCAATCGCCCTCATACTTTGGCTAATTGGGTTATTCGGAATTACTGGCGCCGATGTGTTAAGAGTACTATTCGCAGTAATTGGACTTTACACAACGTCGATAATGTTGTTTGTAATTGCCGAGGTAAAAAAATGAATGAATATGATATTCAAACAGTACTCGGAAAGCACATGTTTCTTAAAAAAGTATGCATTCCTAATGTGAGTATGTACGGCAACAATATAGCTGAGTATGAGGCTGATTTTATATATATCGATTTGAAAACTCGATTTATAACAGAAGTCGAAATCAAAACAGATATTCATGATTTTAGGCGCGACTTTAAAAAGAAACGCTATCATGATTGTAAAAATGTTAAGTACTTATATTACGCAATGCCGAGAAGTTTATATAAAGAAAATAGAAATGAAATCAATTTTTTTCGCAATGGTGCAGGTTTAATCTTGATTGATGAAATTGATACAGATGATTTCAGAGGCAATATATACGAGTTTGGTGGGTTTGTAAAACGCGCTAAGCCGAGAAAAGAGGCATATCCATTGAGTGATAAAGAATTGATGTATTACTTGCGAATCGGCTGCATGAAGTGGGTGAATCGATGATGACGTTGTTATACAAAAAGCTTAAAGACTATATTTTAACAAGCTACGATTTAAGCAGCTTGGCGAATGCCAGCCATAAATGCACAGCATTTTACGATAATGGTGAAATTACAAAGCTAGAATATCAAAAGCTAATGAAATGTATCGACAGGGTAGTTTTAAAAGGCTGTAAATGCGAAAGAGTAGGACTATAAAAGAGGTGGCACAATGACAAAGAAAGAATTCACGGACTATTTATTTAAAATTATGTACGAATTAGGGTATAGAAAAGCCGAAGTTGCAAAAGGCGGAGTATTTTTTTACAAGTGCGACACGCTCATGACTGTATGGACGCCTAGAGTGCCGACAGAATGCACATGTTTCGCTGATAAATGGCAATGTATTGATATTGGCGAGTATCTCGGCATTGTTGACTGGGAAAGCGTTGAGGTGGACACGCCTATATTTGTCAAAATGAAAGATGACAAGGTTTGGAAATGTAGATATTTTTCAAAATACGAAAACGGTAAAGTGTATGCATGGGTTGACGGTAAAACATCATGGAGTAATCACGTTTGCGATGAGCCAAGCTATTGGGAATGTGCAAAATTGGCAGGTGATAGGGCATGAATAAATACTTGATTACATTCGAGAGCGGTAATTATGAATGGACCAAAGAAAAAGAAATCAAAGGCATGGCGGACGCTAAGTGTATAGGCGTACAAAAGGCAAAAGAGCAAAATAAAGATATATTTTACCTCGTTGAATGTACGCAGTGGTGGCCTCGTGCATATGGTTTGGCTCGCGAGCTTGTTAAGGCCGTTAAAGATGAATGCGAGCTTTTAGCGTGCGATGATGAAGTAATGCGTAATGTATCAAAGGCGGAAACTGACGAATTGCGTCAAGGTGTGGAAAAGTTGGTTAAGCAGTGGCTAATAAGAAACAAACGCATTCCGAAAGGTGCATATTATAGAAATGAAACAGCCTATAAGGTAGTCAACGGAAAGGCGGTAAGAGTTGGATAAAGAGACGCTTAACGAGATAATAGAAAAAGTATCCGATATTGCCATGTTGATTATAGGTGTGGCGTTTTGCACAACTCTTCTCATGATTGGTATATTTGTAGTAGCAGTACTTTCGCAATGGGCAAAGGGGTAGCATATGGAACATCAAAGGACTTTCACAGAGGGGGAAGTAGAGGCAATCGTCAAAATAGCTGCAGAGACAGCAGCACAAACGGCGATTTCTGAATTTAACAGGCGCAATGAAGATATGCTTGCCAAGAAAAACGAGCGAGCCTATAAGAACACTACAACGCTGCTCGAGGGATACACAGCTATGAAAGCGCATTGTAAAAGTGCTATTGCCAAAAGCGAAGATACATTGACGCCGAGCGACTTACAAACAGTACTATATGAAGTATTCAACCGCCGCGGGCTGCTGCAAATTGAGGCAATTCTTGCCAGTAAGCGGCGCACTGAGTTGATTATTGAACACATTGATAGAATGTTAGTATCGTATAGCGAATATTGCGCAAACAGCGGCAAGCATTATTGTGAATGTGTAATTGACCGCTATATTAACGATATGACAATCGGCGAAATAGCCGAGAAACATAACACAGTAGAGCGAAACATATACAGGTGGCTAGAAAAAGGAATAGATGACCTTTCGATATATCTGTTTGGAGCTTATGCGTTGTAAAAGTTGTCAAAAAGTTGTCATATTCAGTGCAATATAGCAATGTTATAATGTTAGTGGTGAATGGTGTTGTAAAAGATTTTACGATTCATTTATCCTCATTTCAAATTACACTAAAACATAACGACAAAAGCACCTCGGACGAGTAACAGGGAACTCGGCGGGGTGCTTTTGCTATTCATAGAAACGAGGTGAGACTATGGCGACTAAGACGAAGAAAGCAGAACCAAAGAAAAAGCGTAGAGTAGGGCGTACGCCTAAATACGAGCAATGGCTAGAGCCAGATAATTTGATTAAGCTAGAGGGTTGGGCGCGTAATGGCCTCACCGATGAACAAATAGCCAACAATATCGGCATTAATCGAACTACTTTATACGCATGGAAAGCAAAATATACCGACTTTTCAAACGCATTAAAAAGAGGTAAGGAAGTTATCGACATTATGGTTGAAAATGCCTTGCTTAAAAGCGCTATGGGTTACAAGTACGATGAAGTGGTGAAAGAGCGGATATATAACCCAGAGACTGGCGAGAGCGAAATTGTAGAGGTGAAACGCACTACTAAAGACGTGGCACCGAACTCGACCTCTTTGATATTCTGGCTTAAAAATCGACGCCCAGCAGATTGGCGAGACACTAAGAACATAGACGCAGCCGTTGAGGTTAAAAACCCATTTGACGGAATTGATACGGCTGATATTAAGAAACTTATCGGTGATGACTAAACTCGATATACACACATGAAAGGTGGTGAGGATATGCAAATTCGAGATAAGAAAGAAACAATCATAGAACTAGCTAAAAGGGAACTCGCACGGCGTGAGTTTTTTTATTATTGCCAACTAAAGACAGGCAACTTTTACAAGAAAAGCAGAAAATACCTAGTCAATCTATGCAATGAGCTAGAGCATTTTATCAAGAATGATGAATATAACGTTCTTATCATGAATTTGCCCCCGTAGCCTCGACATGGTAAGAGCTTAACGGCGCAGCACCTTACGCAGTGGTGGCTTGGGAATAATCCAGCCGCCAAGATAATGACTGGTTCATATAACGAGACATTATCTAAAATGTTCAGCAAATCGGTAAGAAACGCAATTCAAGAGAATAAAGCCGATGATGATATTATCGCATTTAGCGATGTATTCCCTAGCGTTCATGTGGCAGTAGGCGACGCACAGGCTCATCTATGGAGTTTAGAGGGTCACACAAATTCATATCTAGCTACATCGCCAACAGGTACCGCGACAGGGTTCGGCTGTTCCTTGATGATTATTGACGATATTATTAAGAATAGCGAAGAGGCCTATAATGCAAGCGTGAAAGAGAAACATTGGGAATGGTTTACAAATACCATGCTTTCACGTTTGGAAGAGGGCGGCAAGATTATAATTATCATGACGCGCTGGGCGAGTGATGACCTAGCAGGCCGAGCTATTGAACACTTTAAAGATGACCCTCTATTTAAGGCGAAAGTTATAACCATGAAAGCCTTACAAGATGACGGCTCAATGCTATGCGAAGAGGTGCTATCCAAGGCCTCGTATATGTCAAAGGTTCGCGCTATGGGCGAAGATATAGCCAGCGCTAACTATCAGCAAGTACCGATTGACCTCAAAGGGTGCTTGTATACGAATATCCTCACATATGACACGTTGCCAAGAGACGCAAAAGGCAACGTGTTATTTTCTTGTATCAAGAACTATACAGATACAGCCGATACTGGTAGCGATTACCTAGCTAGCTTTACATACGGCGTATATGAGGGAGAGGCTTATATCCTTGATGTAGTCTATACAAAGGACGCTATGGAAACCACAGAGCCAGAGGTAGCGGATATGCTGCATAGAAACGGCGTGAATGTGGCCGACATAGAAAGCAACAATGGCGGCCGAGGGTTTGGGCGCAACGTTCAAAGTATACTCAAACAGAAATATAACTCTAATAAGTGCGTGATTAATATGTTTCATCAAAGCGGCAACAAAATAGCCCGCATTCAGTCAAATGCTACATGGGTTATGAATCATGTGTATATGCCTAAGAATTGGCGTGATAGGTGGCCTCAGTTGGCTGCTGACATTACGAGATACCAAAGAGAGGGCAAGAATGCACACGATGACGCACCCGACGCACTCACAGGGATAGCGGAGAAGATTAACGCGCCACAGGTTAGAAGTGGCCGCATTAACATATATTAGAAAGGGGAATACATGGCAACTATTTATTCTAATCCTCGAACAGACGAGTACGAGATACTGCATGATGCCTATTATGGTAGCGGTATGTTCGCCAGCGGTGCAGCAATCACGCCGCACAGACGAGAGGGCACCGATTCGATTAATTTTAGGCGTCAAATTGCATATTATCTAAACTATACAGGGCCTATACTCAACGCGAGTGTAGACCCTATTTTTAAGGACGAAATCAAGCGAGAATATAGCAAATCTGTACTATTTGATGAATTCATTAACGATGTAGACCGAGAGGGTACTACATTACAGGAATTCACACGTCAAAACGCAACGCTTGCGAAACTATACGGCGTGATGTACATCGTAGTTGATAATGTAACGGAATTCGGCAACTCATTGGCTGACACGTTGGCAAATCGTTCTATGCCTTATTTGACGGCGGTAGAACCTAAGAACGTAATGAATTTCACATTCGATGATAATGGCCGATTATCTGTATTTACCTATGCAACATACTTGGCAAATGCGGACGGCACAGTCAAAACGCATTACCATACTTGGACGCCTACATCATGGAGCATCAAAGACGGCGACGGCAAGACGATTGGCGAGGGTGAGCATAATATAGGGCGTATTCCTATTGTGCAGTGGTTTGGCCGTGCTGCTCGTAAGCGGGATATATTACCACCGCCAGAGTATTTGAGTATCGCCAAAACGAATGCACATGTTTATAACCTATGCTCATTATTGTCTCAAATCCTTTACAATCAAACATTCTCAATCTTAACTATGCCAGTAGATAGCAACGGCCTTTCAGATGTAACGATAGGAACGGATAACCTGCTCGCATATCCTCATGATTCCTCACGAGCGCCCGACTTTATCGCACCAGATAAGGGGCCCGCTGAGGTGCTTATGGCTCAAATCGATAAGCTAATCAATGAAATGTATCGAATGAGTGGTATTGATTCAGTAATTGGAGTGCAGCAAGCTAAAAGCGGCGTAGCCAAACAATGGGACTTCGAACGGACGAACCAGCGGCTTTCTGATTTTGCAGTACAATGCGAAAACGCAGAATATGATATTATCGCACTTTATAAATTATGGAGCGGTGATAATATTGAGTATTCTTGCGAGTACCCTCGAGATTTCAAAGTAAATGATGTAACGGAAAGCCTAACACATGCGCAACAGGCGAAAGACCTTGAATTTAATTCTGATACATTCGATAGTGAAATCTTGAAAAAAGTGATTGACGCTTACATGCCTAATCTTGATAAGGAAGTTAAAGACGAAATCATCAATGAGGCGCAACAAGCCGCCGAAGATGAACGTCAAAATAAAGCGTTTGATGAGTTAGATAGCGGCGCACCGCATGACGATGATGAGGGCGTAGACGATGAAGAAAACGGCAACGGCGAAAACGATTGACGAGGCACTCGAGCAATTTGAACGTATGATAAAGGAACTTATAGACCTTGGCTATTCGCCCGATATGGCGGTTAGAGTGGCCTATAAGTCTTATCCTATTATGAAATTGCTAGAGGCACCTCTTACGGCTGATATGGTGCAGAATTTCAATAATGCATATCATGGCGTGCTGGTTGCCAATCGTGTAGCGGGCCATATGCCTTTTAATTACTCTACGCAGTCAATTAGCGAGGCTATGCAAGAGGCTTGGGCGAGCGACGGCCTAACCCTATCAATGCGATTACACAATAATACGGCGAAGATACAACGAGATACGGCGGAAGTGATTCGGCAATCATTGAAACGTGGTAAATCAATCAAGCAAATGGCAAGAGCCATATTTGAGGGCTACGGAAACGGCGGCACAATCCAGACGGATAAGCTACCTAAATATATCGAAATGGTTAGACGGCTAAAATGGCCTAACTATTTGAATGATGATGAAGTAGCTCAATTCAAGCATGTACTACGCCAAACAGAAAGACAGGTTCAGCAGAATACAACGCCGAGCCTACGAGCTGCATATACTGGATTGATAAAAGCCGTTGATGAGGCGAGAGCGATTGACCTATCAAAATCGGTAAATGTAGCCGTGCAAGAGAAAGCACGATACAACGCCGAGCGTATAGCACGCACAGAGGCGGCAAGAGCCTACGCGGACGGGCAAATGCTACGTTATAATAACGATAATGATGTAGTGGCCTTGAAGTGGCAGCTAAACAGTCGCCACCCTGTATGTGATATATGTGACGTGTATGCAAATGCTGATTTTTACGGCTTAGGTAGAGGGATATATCCAAAGGATAAATTCCCAACCTTGCCCGCTCATCCTCACTGCTTATGTAAGATTGCCCCTGTATATGATTTCGAGGTTGATATACATCAAGCAAAAGAAAACATCGAAGAGGGCGGCAAGCGATACATTAATTCATTGTCTAAAGTCAATCAAGAGCGCATTCTTGGCGTTAATGGGCGAGAACATGTACAACGTGGTAAAGAATCATGGACACAAATGGCGAGAGGTTGGACTGGGGAAGTCTTTCATGTAAGAGCGCCAAAGGAAAGCATTATACAATCACAACCTAAAATTATAGAGCCTAAAAATAACAATGTTGATAATCCGTATATTGTTGATAAAAAGAAGATTAATTCAAAGTCTTATAGGGATAATTTTGAGTCGCTACCGTATAAATCAAAGGTTAATGATGCACTACATAGAGAGGCAATCAAGTGCTTTAATGCATCAAATGGGCGTAATGTAGAGCGCCTTGCATTAATCGACGCAAGGAATGGCAAGACGATAGGTTATTCTGTAGGAACGGAAAACTCAAATAAAGTTATCATGAGTAAACCAACTGGATATACTTGAGACAATTCAATAGTTATAATTCACAATCATCCTAATAATAGTGGTTTTTCTCATGTTGAGATAGACACATATATTAAAATGCCTCAAATACATGGCGCTATAGTTGTTACAGGAAATGGCAAAATATATTCTGTATCAAGCATAGACAGAGACAAACCCATTGAAAGGTCTTTCAAGATGTTTTATAATATATATGAAGAAACTTATGGCTTACATAGGGCATCTGATATGGTATTGAAAGACTTACACAGAAAGGGGTGGTTAATATATGAAAAATATGAATAATAAAATGTTACTAGATTATATCGACTTTACTCCTGATGAATTTGAAGAATTAATGCAGCCACCTAAAACGTTTTCTAAAGAGGAAGAACGTTTAATGAAAATTGAAACAGATAAGAAAGTTAAAGAGATATTTGCAAGTTTAGGATATTAAGCCACCTATATAGGTGGCTTTTTTGTATTAAATTCATAATAGATTTACAGGCTTACACTGGCGAAGGTGTGGGCCTTTTATATTGCCACTCAGTAGCAGGAGGCGAAAGGTGGCGCATTCATGTTGAAAAGGAGATAGATACATGACTTTAGCAGAATTGTACGCAAAATTGGGAGAAATTGAGGGCGGTAAAGACCTAGTTGCTGGTTTTAAATCCGAGATTTCCAAAATCAATGACGGGGCGAAAACGGAACGCCTTAAACTTGAAAACAAAATTACTGAATTAACCACGGCGCGCGACGAGTTGAAAGGTAAAGTTGACGAGTACGAGGCGAATAAAGGCCAAAAAACACCCGAAATTATTGCACTTGAAAAGCAAATTAAAGGCCTCACAGACAAATACGAGGCATCAGAAAAGGCTCGACAAGATGAAATTCAAAAGCGTACCGATTCAGAAATTAGCGCCCAAACTATTGCGGCACTAACAAAGGCAAATTGTACAGACGCCCAAACATTCAGCAAGTTAGTCGCTGGACAAATTAGCGTGCAAGATGACGGCTCATATGGCTGGAAGAAAGATGACGGCACTATTGGCACTATTGAAGAGTGCGCTACGGCGTTCCTTGCTGACAAGCCGTATGCGGTTAAACCTGCACAAAATGGCGGCAGCGGTGCAGGTGCTGGCAATGCAGCAGGCGGAAACGCACAACTTGCCGAAATGTTCAAAATCGCGGGCATTAAACCGCCAAGCGAAAATAATTGATTTACTCACAGAAAAGAGGTAAAACATGGCAATTAATACTTTACAAATGGCACAAAACTTTCAAACATTGCTAGACCAACAAATGGTAGTAGGTGCTACATCTGGATTTATGGAAGTAAACGCTGGCGAAGTTAAATACAACGGCGGCGATACTGTTAAGATTCCTACTTTATCCGTTGACGGCTTGGCAAATTATGACCGTGATAATGGTTATAATCGTGGCGGCGTATCCTTGAAATATCAAGATTTTAAATTGACGCAAGACCGTGGCCGTAAATTCTTACTTGATTCTATGGACGTAGATGAATCTAACTTCCTAGCAACAGGGACCAACGTTATGACAGCGTTCCAAAAAGAACAAGTAATTCCAGAAATTGACGCTTATCGTTATTCCAAGGTGGCAGCATATGCCAAACAAGAAAGCCGTAAAACAGACGCATTCACACCAGATGACACAAACATCATCAAACAATTAAACAAGGAAATCATGGAAATCGAGGACTTAATCGGTGAAACTGGCGACCTTGTAATTGTAATGAGTGCGCGCGTTCAAAGCATTTTGAACGAGGCAGCAGGTAAAAAAGGCTTGCTCGATGTAGGCAACTTTACACATGGCGCATACAATACACGCGTTCGCATTTACAATGAAATTCCTATTATTGGCGTGCCTAGCGCTCGCATGAAATCTCAATATGTTTTCAATGACGGCACAACTAGCGGCCAAGAAAAAGGCGGATTTAAAGCAGATACAGGCGCGAAAGCTATCAACTGGCTAATTATGAGCCGTGCGGCAGCGATTGCTGTATCTAAAACCGACCAAATGCGTATTTTTGACCCTAACACTACACAGCAGGCAAATGCTTGGTCTATCGATTATCGCAAATTCCACGATGTATGGGTTCCAAAAAATCGCTTGGCTAGCGTATGGGCTAACTTTGGCGCCTAATTAACAACTGGGGGTACATCATGGAGAAATACAGACTTGTACGAATGAACGTAGTCAAATATACAGATGATGAATTCATTCTTGAACAATTGCTTGATGAGGGTTATACATTAGAGCCTGCATTTGAGCCAGACAAAGAGCCAACAGACGGCACTGGCGGAGTAGACGATAAAGAGCCAGACAAAGAGCCAACAGACGGCGCGAAAAAGTCTACAAAATCCAGTAAGAAATAATCATGAATGCGCGTGAAATCTTTGAGAGAAGATTGAGGCAAGCGGTAAAGGCTAGCGCTAGAGAGGTACAGACGGCGGCGCAGAATAATCACAAATTCACATCGCACACGGGGCAACTCGAGAGGGCTATTGATGTGCGCATGATTGGCGATAAGACAGCAGAGGTATATATCGACAGTCAAGCCGCATATTATGGCCCGTTTGTGCATGAGGGAACTCGACCGCATGACATTTTTCCGAAAAATAAAAAGGCCTTGCGTTGGGTTCCTATAGGTGGCAATGGGTTTGTATTTGCTAAACGTGTACATCACAGAGGCACAAAAGCCGACCCGTTCTTATATGAGGCGCTAGACCATAGCCGCGACGAAATTCGTGATATATTCTCAAAAGCGGTTGATGTATCTCTTAATGATGTGGCTCGAGATATTGAGTTAAGCACTAACCGCACGCATTTAGAAATTAAACTGTAAGGGGTTTGATATATGCTATACGAATTTCAAGAGATGACATTCGACGATGAGCTACTAGGCCCTAACGTGCTTGAAACAACGCTGACAAAAGCCGAGCAATGGCTGTATGTGCTAGCTAAACGGCTAGGCGTACAAGAGAGCGATGTAATTCGTTCATTCGTTGCTGATGAACTCGTAACGCTGTACTGCTATCGAGAGACATGCATGAATAAAGCAGCCTCATTGGTAGGGCAGTATAGTCGCAACGGCCAAGACGATGATTATTATTCTAAGAAATTGACATATATCAATGCTAGAATAGCGGTTTTAGAAAACCAAATCACGGCGGAGCAACTAACAGGGCAGCCAGCTAAGTATGCGGGATATAGATGTATTCCGCTATATCGAGGTGGCTAATATGTGGCTTGAATTATTGAACAAAATTAAATACACAATCGAGAAAGCTGGGTTTGACGGGAAAGTCGAACTCGGCTTTTTAAATCCTCAAAATGCGGGCGTTGATACGCTTGGCATGGTAATGCTAGGACGCGGCGAATGTACGCCGATAGACGATAAAGTGCATAACATGCTGAAACAAGAGTTTTATGTTGAGGTATGGACTAAAGAGGACAGCAACGAATTCAGTGCGGCCTATGCACAAATATCGGAACTAGAAAGCGAAATAGAGAAAATCTTGATTGCGTTTCGTGAGGCGTGCGGTGTGCTTAACGAGGAATATTGTGTATTACAAAAAAGCGGCTATCAAGTTGTTGATATTCGCTGCACTAACAAGACAGATGACCATGACAGCATGAGGCCTTTTATCGGCACTCAATACAGGCTCGAGGCTCGTTTGTATGACTTAAACAATGATACTAAAGGGGGTATTTATTAATGGCTGAAACAAAATTATATAAACCAACGGCGGTAGATATGCCAACGGCTGGCAAGAACTACCTTTTATATTTGAACGTTGGCACAGACGAAAAAGCTGGCGCTAAATGGCTATTATTAGGCGGCCAACGTAGCGGCGACCTTTCTCGCAAAGCTGATAGCATTGACGCATCTCACAAAGGTTCTGGCGGTTGGAAATCTACTATTGCAGGTCTTAAAGAATGGTCTTTCTCTATCGAAACATTACTCATGCCAAAAGAGGAATCTTTGAAACTATTAGAAAAAGCATTCCTTGACGGCGATAATGTAATGATTAAATTCGAATACCCAGATAAACGCTATTTCACTGGTATCGCCAGCGTAACAGAGTTATCTATCAACACGCCTCATGACGGCGTAGCGACTTATAAGGGTTCCTTGAATGGCGTCGGTCCTTTATCCGAATTACAAGACGCACCAGCAGGCAGCCCAGCAGTTGGCGGCTAATTCAACAGAATAATCCTACTTTTTTAGCGCTAAACAATAGGAGATTTATTTATGAAAACAGTTACATGTGATTTTTTTAGAGACGGCGATTATATTATGTTCAACATGCAGCGCCTCATGGAATTTGAGGCGGCAGTAGGCAAGCCTATTGGCGAACTTTTACAAATGCCGACTTGGCCTATTAATAGCATTGTTTCTGGTTACGCTATCGGCATGAAACAGCACAAGCGGAATCCTCAACAATACTATGAATTGATTGATAATTTGCTTTCTGATGATGAAAGCGAAGTAAGTTTATTGACGCTACAAGCGCCATTAATGAAAGCGATTGTTGCAAGCGGCGCGTTTGGTATGAAAATGTATTATCAAATGTTCCCCGATGAACTTACAAAAGCCGATAAATTGGCAATCGAGGAAGAGGCCGAACAACTAAAAAACTAGACGGGGGCCAACGCGCCCCCTCTTTTTCTTTATGGCTAAGAAACGCCGAAGAAATTGCGTATAGCGTACTCGAGTTAAAACCTTGGGAATTAATGCGGTTACAGCCTATTGAGTATAGAAAACTCGTACAGGGCTATGAACGGCGCTGCAAGATTCAAGACCAGAATAGAGCGTTCTGGGTAACTAACATTATGACCACGCAATTATCAAAGGCGATTGAGCCGAAGAAATTTATAGATATTTTATATCCGCCTACAGACGCACAAAAGCGCCAAGATGAGGCGGATTTTATTCGTGAATTTAGAGAGGCAGGGGGTGAAATATAGACAATGGCAGATAGTAATATCAATGTACGAATTAGCGCGGACAGTACAGAGGCACAGGTGGCCATAAGCAAGGTTGCCAATAAGCTAAGTACTGACATACCGAAAGGCGTATCAGAGGCAGGCAGTAAAGTAGCCAAAGAGGCGGCCAGCATTCGCGATGAAATCAAATCTATAATGGGCCAAGTAAATAAAGGCTTGCAATTTGCTGGCGCTGTTACTGGTATAGGGATAGCCGCGACAGCCGTCAAGGACGTGGCAACGGCAGCAGCACAGACCGCCGACCAATTAACCAGCATACGCTCACGGATTAACCTTATTAATGACGGCACACAGACCACGGCCGAAATTATGGATAAGGTATTCGACGCAGCGCAGCGGTCCCGTGGCAGCTATGTAGATATGGCGGACAGTGTAGCCAAGCTGAATATGTTGGCAAAAGACGCGTTCAGCTCGAACGATGAGGCAATTATGTTTGTTGAGCAATTGAACAAACAATTCAAAGTATCTGGCGCCAGCATTGAAGAATCAAGCGCGGCGATGTATCAATTGACGCAAGCAATGGCGGCGGGGAAATTGCAGGGCGATGAATTCCATTCCATTATGGAAAATGCGCCAATGCTCGCCCAATCTATTGCGCAAGAAATGGGCCTTACTGTAGGTCAATTAAAAGATATGTCATCACAAGGCCTAATCACCGCCGACATTATCAAAGAGGCTTTGTTCAATAGTGCTGAGGAAACAAACGCAAAATTTGCAGAAATTCCGATGACGTTCGCAGAAATGGGGCAGTCTATCCAGAATGAAATGCTATTAGCGTTTCAGCCTGTACTTGAACAGCTTTCAGCTATTCCTCAAAATGGCGACTTTCAAGCGTTCGTTCAAGGCGTTGGCGTTGCAATTCGTGCTATGGCTGCTACAGCCTCGGCATCGATTGGTATTATAAGCGCTGCTTTTAATGGTCTTAAAGCAATTGTATCGGTGGTTAGTCAAACGATACGCAGCTTTACAAGCTTATTTATCACTACCATGCCAAGGGTTAGCGCAGCCGTATTGGCCGTTGTTGTAGCGTTTACTACATATAGGGCGGCTATGGCACTATGCAGCACTCAGACGGCAGCCCTCACAGTTAAAACAGTAGCATTGAAAACGGCACAATTAGCCTCGGCAGTAGCGACTAGAGCCTACGGCGTGGCGATGACGGCAGTTAGGATTGCAATCCAAGGTACTATATTAACAGTCGGAGCCCTAACTATGGGGACTACTGTTTTAAGGTCCTTGTTCTTAGCATTGCGTAGCACTACGTTGGCAGTAGCAGCGGCGCAGCGTGTGCTTAATGCAGTAATGAAAGCCAATCCAATCGGCTTATTAGTATCAATTCTTATGACATTGATTACTGTATTCGCAACAGCAGCGGCGGCCTCTAATGGGTTCGGCAATACGTTGGCCTCGGTATTTTCTACAATCGTTCATACGGCGGTTTGGGGCGTGAATAAGATTATAGAGGCGCTTAATTGGCTTATTAATAAACTCAATAGCGTAGGCGACAAGGTTGCTAAATTCTTTGGTACTACATTTACCGCAATACAACAGGTTGATACTATCAGCGCTGACACGGCGCAAGAAATCGTAAACGGCGGCGTAAATATGGCGTCGCAAATTACACAAGGCTTATCTGGTGGCGGTGGTGATTTAGACGTTGGCGGTGGCGGCGGTGGTGCTGATTATGACGCTGGCGGCGGTAGTGGTGGCGGAAGTGGTGGTAGCGGTGGCGGTTCGAGTAAACAAGATGAACTTGTCAAAGAGGCCAAACAAACGCACGAAAAAATACTACAATCCTATCTCGAAATGCTAGGGAATAAGCAAGAACTTGTACAACTGGAATATAAGAACGAACTTGAAGAACTCAACAAATCGAAAGCCGCAAATGTCAATTATAATGAGGATTTAGCCAACCTGGAGGCGGTATATTCCGACAAGCGTATTAAGGCCAAACAGGAAGAGGCTCAAAAGTTGCTCGAAATTGAGCAATCTGTACGCGATTACGTCAAGGATTTTAATTTCAACATAGCGCCCAAGGATTCTACTGGTAGCGTGTCCCCTATGACGCAACTCAAAAAAGATTATGCCGACGCAATAGATGAAATCACTGATAAATACGCTAAAATGAACGATGATTTCGTAAAAATGGATAAAATGCAACAACAGCATTATATTGACGGGTTAAAAGAAAAGGGCGTTATATTCAAGGAAAATGCTGACGGCACTATTTCGTTTGAAGAAATGAAGAACGCTGAATTATTGGCGAAACAAAAAGAATTTAATGCTAGGGCTGCACAGCTACAGCGAGAGCTACAAGAGGAAAAATGGAATATTGACGAGGCTATGCGTACGCAGAATTTCGAGGCGTTGCAGCAAGCACTTGACGATGAATATGTAGCTACTCAACAAAGCTATGATTTGAAGAAAGAACTACTTACAGAATATCAAGATGCAGTAATGAACAGCCATTTCAACAGCCAACAATTGATATGGGACGCTGCAAGTGCTGGTATTGATAAGTTACAAGAGGGCATTTCTGGATTATTACAAGGCACTATGACGATTACACAAGCTTTTCAAAATATGGGGAAAGCCATATTGAAAACAATCGCCGATAGTTTGGCTCAATGGGTAGCGGCACAAGTTAAGCAGGCCGTACTTGGTAAACTGCTACAATCGCAACAAGCAGCGGCCAGCATTGCAACGGCACAGGCTCAAATCCCTGCATGGTCTCAACTAGCTCAACAGGTTAGTATGGCAACGGGTGGCGCCAGTGCGATTGCTGGCATGGCTGCATGGAGTAGTAACACGGCTGCAGGTATAGCACAGGCCACATCATTGAGTAGCGTTGGCAATCTTGGCGGCTCGCTCAAAGACGGTGGAAATTTTAGCTCTATGTTTAGCGCAAAAAGCATGCCGAAATTGGCCGAGGGTGGTCTTACCTATGGCGCTACCCTTGCACAAATTGGTGAGGGTAAATATGAAGAGGCTGTTCTTCCGTTATCTGATACAGTATTCGACCGATTAGGCGACGGAATCAACCGCGCCAATGGTGGTGCAGGTACTGGCGGCGCTACTATCAACATCAATGCGATTGATGCCGAAAGCTTTGGCGGGTTCCTTGAAAGTCGAGGCGGCAGAGCCTTACGTCAATTTCTTGTAAATCAAGACAGGGAATTCATAGCAACAGCGGGGACGTGGTAACATGGCAGATTTATTGAAATTCCCTAAGATTATTTCATTGGGGTGGAAATCTCAAAAAATACAAAAATGGGATACTAAAATCAAGACAACTGGCTCGGGCAAGGTGCGAACCATGACAACATGGAAATATCCGCAATATACGATTTCGACAGATTTCGAGGTACTAAAGCCAGCGGAATATAAGGAACTCATGGGGTTCTATTCTAAGACAAAGGGCGGTACAATTCCTTTCTTATGGCTAGACCCCGAGGACAATCAAGAGAAAGGCATACAACTTGGCACAGGCTCAGAGGGTTCATGGCAAGCCGTGAGAAAATTCGGCGATTTCCTCGAGCCTGTTTATCATGTTGAGGACGTAAAACTATACGCCAATGGTACGCCAATTCGTGCGGTTAGTGATAAAGGTGTTATAAAGTTAGCACAAGGCGAGACAGTAGCACCAAATGCAGTAATTACCGCAGATTATACCTACTATTGGTTAGTACGGTTTAGCGGTGACATGCCGAGTATATTTTTACCGACGTTTACAAATCGAAAACATTCAAATTAGTAACAACTCGATAGGGGGCAATCATGAAAGCGGTAAACGAGGCGCTAAGGCAGCACCTAAACAATGATAAGTATTTCGTAAGTTGCGACCTCTACGAGTTGCGACTACGCAGCGGCGTCTCTTACTATTGGGCCGATTCAGACGCGGACGTTTCTTATAACGGCCAAGTCTATAAGAGTAACGGGCCTATTATCGTAAGGGATAAGATAACCACAAACAGCACTGTAAGCGTTGACAAGATGACTGTTAGTATTTCAACGAATGAACAGGATACAATAGGCGGCGTCCCTATTATGGCCGTGGCTCATAATGGTGGATTTGACGGCGCCGAGATGACGCTACGCCGAGCATTCTTTGACGATAGCTATAAAATCATCGGTGTAGTTGGTTTATTTACTGGCTTATGTGAGGTAACGCAAGGCGGCGGACTCACATTAAAGCTAAATGTTAAATCAATCGTGCAAAAGCTCAATATTGAATATCCTAACCGCCGATATTATCCTCAATGCCCTTTCAGCGTGTACTCTAAGGAGTGCGGCGTTGATATTAAGCGGTTCCGCAAAAGTGGCAAGGTTACAGGCCTCGGCAGCGGCGCCAATTCGATAAGAATAGATATTCCATTCGAGAATGGCTATTACACGGCTGGCGGTATAGATTGGCTCACTGGCCCAATGGCGGGGCAATCGACACAGATATTACAAAGCAATGACGGCGTAATTCTGTACATGAGCGCCCTTGAAGTAAGCCCAAGAGTTGGCGACCAATTCTATATATATGCGGGCTGCAATAAGACGCCTACAGAGTGCAAGAATAAATTCAATAATTGGGATAGGAACAGAGCGACGCCTTACGTTCCGTTAAAGGAGAGCGTGCGATGACAGATATTAATGAATTAACAACAGGCGAGAAAATCGCCAATGCGGCCGTTAAATGGTTAGGTACGCCGTATGTCAATAATTCAATGGTTAAAGGCGTAGGCGTTGACTGTTCTTATTTGCTCGTTGCGGCAGTTGTTGATAGCGGCGTAATGAAACGCGACAGAATTGACATAGAAGATTATTCAAACGAGTGGCACCTGCACCATTCCGAGGAAAAATACCTCAAGTATGTGCAGCAAGTAGCCGATGAAGTAAAAGAGGGTGCGCCACTTGAAATAGGTGATTTCTTGCTATATCAATATGGCCGATGTATTTCACACGGCGCCATATATATAGGGAAAGGCCTTGTAATTCATTCCTTTGTTGACTATGGCGTAATCATCTCGAAACTTGATGATGTACTATTTTTCGATAAAAAAGGCCGCTCACGATTGAGAGCGGTGTATCGCTATAGAGAGGAGTATGAATAATGGGCTTTCTATTTGGGAAAGGCAAGAATACAACAAATCGAGCCGACATGATAGCCGATTTTCAAATCAATACGGCCTCTTATGGTGAGGTGGTTCCCGAAATATTGGGGACTACTCGGGTTAGTGGTAACATCATCGACTACGAGGATTTTACAGCACACGAACATAAAAGCACCACTCGAACAGGCAAGGGCGGCGGCTCAAAGCATACAGAAATAACATATACTTACACAGTAGCAGCAGCTATTGCATTGTGCGAGGGCCCTATCGTTGGCATTGGTAAGGTGTGGAAAGATAAGGAAATATATACTTATCCTAGTGAAAACATTCAATTAACGCTATATAATGGCGAGCAAGGGCAAGCGCCTTGGCCTTATATGCTATCTAAGCACCCAGAAAAAGCCTTGCCATATAGCGGGCTTGCATATATGGCTGGTGTGGTTGATTTAGGCGACCGAGGAAGTTTACCTCAATATAATTTCGAGGTGCTTGTAAAGTTGCGAGATACTGGCGACGGAATCGACGTAAATCCAGCCGACTATATCGAGCATGTGCTGCAATCAGTTGGGGCCGATGTGCAAATCGATGGCATTGAGAACTATCGGGCCTATTGTAGAGCGGCCGATATATTAATCAGCACACCGCCCGAGCAAAAGAGTGCCAAGGCTCAAAGTATTATCAATGACATCGCTGAAATTACTAACAGCCTTGTATTTTGGAGTACCGACCGCCTTAAAATTGTACCTTTGGCCGATAAGCCTGTAGGCGATTGGACGCCAGAAAATCAAATTCAATATAATCTCACGGCCGATGATTTTATCGCTGGCACAGACGGGCAGCTTATTTTATATAAGCGCAAGGATACGAGCGAGGCATACAACGAGGCAACAGTTGAATTCATTAACCGCGCCAATAGCTACGAGAAAGAAACAGTATCTTTTGAAGTAGTGGCGGACGTGCAAAAGAACGGCCTCAAACCAGCCTCGAAGAAAACGGCTCACTACCTTTATACAAAGGCTAGAGCGCAGTACTATGCGGAACAATTAGCCATGAAACGGCTGTATTCTAAAACACAGTATACTTTTAGGCTAGATTGGGCATTTTGTACGCTCGAAGTTGGCGACCTTGTAACGCTCACAGATGAGGCTTGTCAATTAAACAAGCAAATCGTAGTTATAATGGCAGTCAATGAGGCAGCAGACGGACAGCTTGAATTCACGGCTGAGGGCAAGCCAGCAGGGACATACGCGCCAGCACGTTATGACGTTCATGAAAACGAGCGCCCTTTTGTGGATTACAATCAAGAGGCGCCTAGCGTCAATGATGTGGCAATATTCCAAACAGTCGGCGACGTTGGCGGTAATCAAGTATTTATCGGTGTAAATGCGCCGAGTGGCTGGGGTGGCTGTTCCGTATGGCTATCTGATAATGATGAGAACTATGCAAGAGTAGGTTCTATTACGCAACAGGCTCGCATGGGGCGAACTCTTACCGCATTGTCTAATACAGGCGACGGCGTAAGTGTGAAACTCAATCAAGGCAGCATGAAAGGCGGTACACACATCGACGCTGAACGTGCGAATACCCTATCATGGATTGACGGCGAGGCGTTGAGTTATGAGGGCGCGCAGTTGCAGACAGACGGCAGCTATAAACTAACTGGATTTGTTCGCGGCCAATATGCAACTATACCAACAGACCACACAAGCGGCGCGCGGTTCATTCGTATTGATGAGGCTCTATATAGGCATTCTTACCGAAAGGAAGATATAGGAAAAACAGTATATTTGAAGTTTACATCAATGAACCTGTTCGGTACGAATGAGCAAGGCCTTGATGAAGTGCAGGCTTATCCGTATAAAATAGTACCTTACTATATCCCAGAGGTTAGCAATTTAGCACTATATACGAAATATTACGAAATTGGTAACGGCGTATTATCCTTTGACGTAGTAGCTCAATTCGATGTACCTCGTATCAATAGCCTTGATACAGTCGAATTGTGGTACAGAGAGCAAGGCGGCACATGGAAATATGGCGGCGCTGGTGAGGGCCTTATTACTGTTAGCGGGTGCGAACTCGGCCATACCTATGACGTGAAAATTCAAGTAAAGGACACGCATGGGAATACATCGCAGGGCTTAACTAAAAGCATTACAGTTGAAATGAAAAGCGAAATACCGAATGCGCCGCAGGGCTTTTCTGTTTCATTCGGCGATATGGCACATTTCAATTGGCTTGAAGTTAGAAATGCCGATGTAGATTACTATGAAATCAGATTAGACCTCAGTGCAGGGCAAAATGACGGACTAATTGGCCGAAGTAATAACACCACATTCAGCACCCTATTAACGGAACGTACCGCTAAAGTGTATTGTATCGCTCATAATCCTGCTAAAGGATACGGCGCACCAGCCGAATTGACTTATAACATACCTGTACCAAAGCAGCCGACGAAAGTCAAAGCGACGGCCAATATCAGCGGTATAGGCGTTACGTTTGAGCCGATTCCAGTCAATTGCAAGGGTGCGAATGTATACATCGATGATAATGTGTATTACATCACTACAAATGCTATTAATGTACCGCTCGAGGCTGGTGTATATGCTGTACAAGTTGCCTATGTTGACATGTTCGGAGAGGGGCCACGCAGCAGCGCGGAGAATGTAGCCGTAAAAGCTAAAATCGATAAGTCCCTACTTGATATGGAAAGTCTAGGCCTAGAGGGCATAGATAAAGCAGTAAATGACTTGAAAGGCGAAATAGGCACAGTCAAGACCGCCGTCAATGGTATGGATAGCAAAATCATCGACCTCGGCAAGGCTTACCAGCGCACTTTGAGCGATTATCAAAATAACGTAAATTCACAAATCACGCAGATTTCAAGCGGTATTGAGTTAAAAGTAACAGAGGCCATGAATAGCTTTGACGGCGCCGAACTAGTGAGCCGTATTAATTTGAGCCCAGCAGGCACACGAATAGACGGCAAATTATTGCATGTTACTGGCGACGCATTATTTGATAATAACATCATCACCAAAGGCATGATACAGGTTGGCGCCGTTACTGCTGATAAAATGCAGGTGGATAGCCTTTCATCTATAACCGCAACAATCGGCACCTTGCGAACGAAAACAAGCGGCGCAAGGGTTGAGATTAGCGATAATCTTATTGAAGTGTATGACGATGACAATCAATTGCGAGTGAGGTTAGGCGTATGGGAATAATTACATTTTTCAAGAAGTTATTTAAGCGATTATTTAAGCATGGGGGTGAAAATAACATGCCAGCTGGATTACAAGTATTAAATAAGAACGGCGTTCAAATTGTTAGCTTAACGGATAGACTTACAAAAGTATCTGGCGTTAAACGGTTTGACGTGATTGAGGAAAGCGGTAGCGCTACAGTCGAATTGAGCAAAGGTCAGCATATATGGTATTACTTAAATTCGTATGCAGGCGATAATGACGACCTTTTGTATGGATTCGGGCCTAATTACAATATTGTTGTTGAGGGTGGTAAAATTTCGTGGAATTTAAAAGCACCTAATAACGTCAATAAACCTTGTAAAGTAGCATTAATCTATGGGGTGATGTAATATGAAACATTTTGAAAGTCATAATAATGACAGCATAGTAACAATTAACGATAGTTTTAGAGATTTACAGAATTACACTACTCTCAAACGTATTCTCTGATTGGGTTCATCGTCT